ATTGAGCAGATCGCGATCACTGCGGCCCAGCTGGATGCCATACCAGCCGCCAGGGAGCCCAAGGTCCGACCTAGGCAAGACATTGCCAAGGTTGAGACCCCGGCAGAGTGGAAGCAGCGCCACAAACCTCCAACGCTGCACCTTCGCCACGCCAAGCACACTGGCAGCCCAACACAGGCCAGTGAGTGGGTAGCGTTCGCGCGAAGGGAGCTGGCACGGTCTAACGACGTGCCAGCTAAGAAGCAGGCGGTTCACGACAAGCTGGACCAGTACGAGCGTGCGATGGCTGCTTGGTTGACTGCGCAAAGCGCGCACCAGCGAGCCTACGACCTCTACAAGCAGGCCATCCAACAGCCCGCAAACACGCGCAACCGCCGCGCTCCTCCACCAGCCAAGGTGGAGCCACCGGCCAAGCCGGTAGCGCCCCAGCCGCCACCAGTAGCGGCTGCAGTCAAAGGCGCCTCCTACGCTGCTGCTTTGGCAAAGGGTTTAGATCTTGACCCAAAAGCCAGCGAACCAGTCCCACCGGCGGTCGAACTGGTCCAGGAGCAGAAAGCCGCCGACCCAGCACCAGCACTCAACAAAGAAGTGCCACCGGTGGACGACAGGGTGCGCCTCACGAAGGCAGCCAAGCGCCGACTGCGCAGGCAAAAGCTAAGCTCAACCAGAGCGGCTGCACCCGGGCCAAAGCCGTCGCAGGCCGAGGACCCAGGATCGTCGTCCAAGTGTCCCCCACCAACTACATCGAAGTTGGTTGCAAAGGGATCAGGTGCGCGGAGTGCCGCAAGCACTGCATCCGGCTCTTCACAAAGAGCTTCGAATGCTACAAGTGCCAGCACACCGGCCCGATCACCGACTGGGACGCCATCCGGGCAGCGATCGAGCGCCACGAGCAGCAATGCTCGCTGTGCCGCTCTAGATGAGCTGATGCTGGGCATCGACGCGGCCGCCCTCGAAGTTGCGGCGGCCGCGGAGGCCCCTGTTCACGCGCCGATCGAACAAGGGGCTGTTCTCCTCGCTCCCCCACCCATTATCGAGGAGGTTGAGATCCAGGAGCTCCTGGCCGGTCGAGTTGTGCACTTCAACCACCAGAGTGGCATTGGCCGTCTGGTCGGCGCCATCGACAGGGCCGTGAACTTCTGGACTCATAACGGGCAACAGCTGGCTGAGCAGGTGCCACCACCACCACCAGCCCCGGCTGAACCCGCCGAACCCGTGCCCGCGGACCTCTCTGGGTTTGACGCCCCCCATGGGGAGGACATCCAAGTCCTCCATGGTGCGGTGCCCCCACCCCAGAAGTACGCGGCTGCGGAACCGGGCCGATTGCGGCAACCGGTGCCGGTGACCGTTGACTTGCGCAACAAGAAGAAGCGCGACGAGGACGGCGGCAAACCGTTCTGGAACCCCGGCGGTGGTGACGAGGGCGATGATCGCCCACTCACCCGCGGGGAGCGGGGCGAGGCTCGCAGAGGCGCTTGGGTGCCCAGCGAGCTTGCTGCTTTCCTTAGGATCGTTAGAGGGTTCCAGGCCCCCACTGACGTCCTGCGCGACCACCTCTTCACCGCGGGGTGGAACTTCATTCTCAGCCACGACATCCGTGGCTGGCGCAAATGCGAGCTGTACAATCAGCTCATGCAAGCGGTCACCGCGGCCATGGGGCCGAGCCATCTCATCCAGGCTGCGGCGGAGTATTGGTCCACTAACAAGACCAACACTGCCATGCATGTCGAGGCCGACATTGCTAAAGGCAAACTCCCCGCACTGCCTAGGAGGATTAAGCTCCCCTTTGGCAACGGCGGTAAGGGACGTGAGATCGAACTGCCCCGAATCTTTGGGAAGAAGCAGCGATCCCTCCCCGTGAGTCTCCCGAAGAAATGACTCATCAGACGGACCTCGAGGTGTGCGGAGTACCCGAGGTCTGATAAGGCAGCAGTGGCCCTGACACTATCCTCGACGAGATCTTCGAGGAATTGTCGGCGTAGGGGTGTCACTGAATATCTTCGCCCATACCACCACCCAGCAGTCAAGCCACAAAGCGCGTCGCATCAGGGCTGCTGGCATAATATCGTTGATGGTGTGGTGCGCCGACACTATAAGTCCAACCTTCCCAAGATATCGGACGATGGACTGCGACGGCTCAGGAATGCCCTAACTCTACTCAAGAAATTGTGTAGGGAGCAGGGCCTGTTCCCCGGGAGCGTAAAGAAGTGGACGCCGCAGGAAGTCATTGACACCCGCGCCCCCTCCAAGAAGGCATCGTATACGCGCGGCTTCGAAACGCTGGCCAAGCATGGCTGGACCAAGAGAAGCGCGTACATCAAGGTGTTTGTGAAGGACGAGAAAGGCTGTTGGGACGAAAAGCCCTGCAGACTTATCCAATACCGGGCTGGCATGGAATACACATGTGCCCTCGCCCAGTACCTCGCCCCCCTTGAACATGCCCTCTACAAAATACGCCTCCACGGCACGCGGCTATTTGCGAAAGGCCTCAACCCCAAACAGCGGGCGGAGGGCATCGTCGCAGCAGGTCGCGGCCCAGACTACGAATATCGAATGCTAGACCACTCAGCGTTCGACGCCCACGTATCCATGGAGCATCTGCTGCTAGAGCATGCCTTCTACCAGTGGATATTCCCACACGATAGGGAACTCCAAAAGCTGCTAGCCTGCCAGCTGCGCAACAATTGCCGCAGTGGTGCAGGTGTGCGCTGGAAGACCAAGGGCGGACGTATGTCGGGGGACTTTAATACAGCCCTGGGCAATTCGCTGATCAACACCCTCATCTACTTGGCGTGGGCGGAAGAGCACGGAGTCCTCTCGGACCCTAACTACTGCCAGCAGGTGGATGGTGATGATTCGTGGCTGTTGTGCCGAACGACTGTGGCCGACCCAGCGCCCAGCGATTTCACCAAATACGGCATGACCACCAAACTCGAGGGCACAGCACATATTCCAGAAGGGGTGGGGTTTTGTCAATCTAAACCCGTGCAGCTCGAGGACGGATGGATGATGTGTAGGGATTATAAGCGGGTCCTGGCTAGGTTACCCTACACTGTGAAGAATTTGCCCAGCAAAACCTGGCCTAGATACGCCCGAG